AGAGTTTCTTGAGGTGGTTGATCAGTATCAGTCTTTGTACATTTCGAAGAACAAAGAAGACAGAAAAACATTCTATTATGAACAACGTAACATTCATGCATATAATCATCTAAGCGACGCCGAGCGGGCTGGATTGCTATTTTCACTACTAAAAACATCTTTTAATGGCATATGGCAAATCAATAAGAACACTAACAACAAGTTTGGTACTCCATGTGGTCTACTGAACGAACGTGAAAAAATCTATGATGTTGATGTCATTAATGCCTTTCATATCTTTTCGCAGAACCTGAATCTACATTCAAACGATTTCGAAACCCTTGACAAATATGTCAATCAAGACACGTATGTGTTTCTTGATCCTCCATATCGCGATTGCTTTACGAAGTACACAAAAAATGCTTTTGATGATTATGATCAAGAACGTCTGTGCAATATGATGAACAATGCAGCGAATGCTGGCGCTTTTGTTGCGATGGCTAACAAGTATCATTATGACAACTTTTTCGAATCAAAACTGATCGATTCGTTTTCTCCTTTGCTTTTTGATGTGACATACACCGCAGGCCGAGGAGCCAAAGATGGTCAAAAGGTGAAAGTCACCGAATGTTTGATAAAAAACTTTTGATCCAAGCTTGACATTTTTATCGAATCAGCTATGATGAAAAAGTAGTCAGAGAGAGAAAGTGATTCTTTATGAATGCTAGTTCTAGTGTCATCAAGAAGATTATTCACATTAGCGAAAGGCCAAAGTGCGTCGTTGATGGTTGCAACAAAACTGGCCAACACTGTGGTCGATATCGAAAAGATGGATATCCAATCTTTCGGAAACGTTGCGCTAAATGTCATAGTAAACACACAGCAAGTCAGCATGGTCTCGATAATATCCTGCAGGTTATGGCAAAGAAAGCAGGGTTTGATAATGTAACTCAGTTTACGAACTCTTTTCATCCTTACCGTAAGTTTCGTAAAACTTATTGTGAAAACATCGATGGTCGATTGGGATTTACTTGCACGACCACGATCATCTGGGATGGTATGCTTGATGTCGATCACAAAGACGGCAATCCATCACACAACACTGAAGGTAACTGTCAGACTCTTTGCAAGTGCTGCCATGCATACAAAACAAATGTTGAAAAAGATTACATGTCTCCTGGTCGCAAGGCGCTTGGTATAAAAGGTTGACATTTTTATCGAATCAGCTATGATGAAAAAGTAGTCAGAGAGAGAAAGTGATTCGTTATGCCTCGTGGTGTTCCTAAAGCTGGGTTTCGTAAAACTTCTAAGGTCAAGATTCGCGATATCAGCGAAGTCAACATTCAAAAGATTGTCGAGTCTGATGCTGAGATTTCAGAACGCATCCTCGAACGTTTTGATATTCTGGATGAAATGACTCATGCTGCAATCAAGGGTGATATTCGCGCTTTGATCGTATCTGGTCCTGCTGGTCTTGGTAAGTCTTTTACCGTAGAGGAAGCACTCAAAGGATGGGATGCTTCCGAAGAAAATCATACGATTGTTAAGGGTCATCTGAAAGCGCCATCTTTGTATCGCTTGCTCTTTCAACATAAAGATCAAGGCAAAGTTTTGGTTTTCGATGATGCCGATGCTATCTTCTTTGATGATATTTCACTCAATCTTCTTAAGGCTGCTTGTGACAGCAATAAAGTCCGTCGTATTAGTTACATGACGGAAGGTACTCTGATCGATGAAACCGATATGACAGTCATGCCCAAGAGTTTTGAGTTTGAGGGTACTATCATTTTCATTACCAATCTTGACTTTGATGCTATGATTGGCAAAGGCCACAAGTTGGCTCCTCATATGAACGCTATGATTTCTCGTTCGCATTATATCGATCTTACGATGAAGACTAAGCGTGACTATATGATCCGCATCAAGCAAGTCCTTGATAAGGGTATGCTTGATCGTGAAGGCATCACAAAGGCCGCACAGGTCGATGTTGTGTCTTTCATTGAAACGCATCAAAACACCATGCGTGAACTTTCGCTGCGTATGGTTCTCAAGGTTGCAGGAATCCGCAACATGAACAGCCCCAAGTGGATGTCGATGGCGAAAGTCACCTGTACTTATCTTTAAATCGTAGACATGCTGATGCTCCTGTTTAGCGTTAGAGTCTGTGGGTATGGGGATACCGTGACAGACATTATATTTATATAAGATTGATTTTTTTGGTTGACATTTATCGCGAATCTGTTATGATGAAAATATAGACAATGAGAAAGGTGATTCGTTATGGGTCTTGATATGTACCTCAGCGCAAAGCGTTATATTTGGTCCAGCGAAAGTGATATTAAGCAGAAGGTTTCTTCTGACTTCGATCTACCTGAAGGTATTCAAGTCAAAGGAGTTAGTGCAGAAGTCGCATATTGGCGCAAGGCAAATGCCATCCATCGGTGGTTCGTGAATGAAGTTCAGGGCGGCGTTGATGAATGTGAAAGTTATGAGTTCGATCGCAAGAAGCTTCGCGAATTGATTGATGTCTGCCGGATGGTGAAAGAAAATCCTCAGTGGGCACCCGCTTTGCTTCCTACTCAGTCTGGGTTCTTCTTTGGAGAAACCGAGTATGGCGATTGGTATTTCAGGTATATTGATGAAACTATCGTTATGATTGAACGCGCTTTGACTCTTCCTGAAAGTTGGGTATTCGAATATCGGTCTAGTTGGTAACACATTTAAACTTGAAAGGAATATATTATGATTAAGAACATTGAAGTTGGTCAAACTTTGCTTTGCAACATTGATGATTGGGTTGATGAGAAAACTGGGTATGATATTCCAGGTCCTACTCTTGATAAGAGGGTAACGATTCGCAAGATCGGTGCCGAACATGACGGATACGAGTTTATCCCTATCGTTTGGTTTGAAGAGTTTCCTGGCGACACCAACGATCACTCATTTATTTTGAATGACGAAAACTTTTCATTGACATTTTAAAGCGAATCAGTTATAGTAAAAATATGAGGTCGAGTGGTTCGACCGATTTGAAAGGTGATTTGAATATGGCACATGAACTTGAAATCCTCGAAAATGGTCAGGCTTCGATGGCATACGCTGGCGATCTGCCCTGGCACGGTCTCGGCTTCAAGGTCTCTAATGACCTCACTCCTGAACAGATGATGGAAGCTGCTCGGCTTGACTGGACAGTTGACACTGTTCCTCTTCCTGCAATGTATAACGGTCAGAAGATCAACACTGGTCACTCTGCTCTGATCCGTAGCAGCGATAGCAAGGTGCTTGACGTTATCACGGATGACTGGAATCCACTTCAGAATGTGGAAGCATTTCGCTTCTTCAATGATTTTGTTGGTGCTGGCGATATGTCCATGCACACTGCTGGTTCTCTGATGGACGGCAAGATGGTCTGGGGTCTTGCAAAGATCAACGACTCATTTGAACTGTTTGGTGGAGACAAGGTTGAAGGCTTCCTGCTCTTCAGCAATCCTCATCAGTATGGTAAGTCGATTGACGTTCGTTTTACTCCCATCCGTGTTGTCTGCAATAACACTCTGACACTTGCCCTTGGTGGTAAGTCTTCTAACATGGTGAAGATCAATCACCGCCGTGAGTTTGATCCTGATATGGTCAAGGAAACTCTCGGTATTGCTAGTGATAAGCTTGCTAAGTATAAGGAAATGGCTGCCTTTCTCGGCACCAAGAAGTACAGCAACGAAAACATCGTTGAATACTTCAATCGTATCTTCCCCAAGACCTCTGACAAGAAGAACTCTGCTATTGAGAACGCTGGTCAGTTGCACAGCCGTGCTGCACAGTTTGCGATGGAAGCACTCCATGAACAGCCTGGCGCACAGTTTGCAGAAGGCACTTTCTGGCAAGCCTATAACTCTGTCACCTATCTGACCGACCACGTTCTTGGTCGTTCGAACGATACTCGCCTTGCTTCTGCTTGGTATGGTGTCAATCAAACTAAGAAGGTTCAAGCGTTGAATCTTGCTGTGGAGATGGCAGAGTTGGTTTGATCCAAAACCAAGTTCCATCTTCTCTATAAGAGCGTCGGTTGCCAGTTCTACTGGCGCTCTTTTTTCTTTTAGTTTCTTCTGAATCTGGACCAGTCTTTAGACCTTTGTTCCAAACTGGATATCCTTTTGCCGCTTTAGCAAATCCACCCAGTTTAGAGTTTTTCTTGTTTGCTTCTTTATTATATGGTCTTGATCCACCGCAGAGTGCGTCTTCTTCTATAAGATTTGCCCACTCTTTAGATTCTACTATTGAGTGTTCTTTAGAAAACGCTAGAGCAAACTCTTTAGCATCTTGTTCATTATCAAATGAAAAAACTTCAAGTGTTATAACAGATGCTTTGTGTTTCTTTAGGTGATTACGCCATCTCTTTCCTGATCCTTTATATTCATAAGGATTTGATTGTGATGTTTTACCAAAATATTTTAGTTGACAATGTGTACATTGTTTGATATAAAGATATATATTCATAGCTGATGCTCCTGTTTAGCGTTAGAGTCTGTGGATATTGGAGTATCGCGACAGACACTTCTATTTATACGGAGTTTATAAAAATGACTAAAAGTAATAAGATTGTGTGGGGTCCAGCAATCGATGTCAAGGTTGCCCGGGCCCTTGCCCAATACAAAAAGGAGATTGGAAAATGATTGACAATCTTCGTGTAGTACGCTATTATAAGACTCGATTCGTTTCAACGACTCAAGGTGCTGTAAATCACAAAGAGTATACTGGTCGATTCGATATTCAAACAAAAGTTCTTGTTAACAATGTTATCGATGGTAAGGTTGTCATGACAGAAGAATGGCAAACTGTACCAACTGTAGATATGGAAGGTTGAAGTATGTCTTGTAGTGTTCCAGACTTGCTGGTGTCTCTACCAGCCGTTTTAATGTTGGCCATGTTCGTGTATATCTTTAAGCGACATCTAACGTTGGATGCTGCTTGGAATGAAGGCTTTGATGCTGCTAGTATGACACATGATAATAATAACCCTATCGGGCATATTATTGGTCAAAATACTGTTGACAATCATGTTGAAATCATGGTAGAACATACCGATGGTACATATGCCCGTTATAGAAAGGTTGAAGTATAATGTCATATAAGACTGTTGAACTATCGTATGAGCAACTTGATCGGATTGTATGGAAGTCTCTTGAAGAGACTTGCGACAGACTTGCGCAAGACCTAGGCGCAAATAACAGCGTGTTTGTCTTTGGTGATTCAGAAGCAGATGATATTGAAATCCAGAAAGCCATTGATGCGTTTGATCTAGTCATTGACTGGTACAGGATTCCAGGAGAGTAATCCGATAACTTAAAGAATATTGATGGAGAATGTGTAATGAAAACGGATGATGGCGGCTTTGGTATTTGTGTTGTATATCTTTTACTCGGTGTACTAGTAGGATATGCTATCGCATTTGGTCTTGTTACTAACACCTGGAAGAATGATGCAATAAAGCATCATGCAGCACACTATGATGCCACTAATGGCGACTTTGCTTGGAATCAATGATATGTTTGTTATCTTATACATTATTATCGCAGTATTGTCGGGTGGTTATCATCAAGCAAAACATGGTGATGAATATCGTAACGGTTTAAACGATGTTCCTGTGTGTATTGGCACTGCATTTGCTGCGGCTATCTGGCCAATCTATCTATCATCTCTTGTATTTAAGATGTGGGTAAACTAATGCAAGAGCATTTTTCTGATAGTAATCTTAAGACCGAAGCATTCGAAGGCGAACTAGAAGAACTTCGGAAGTTCTATAGACTAGTTTACCACACCATTTTAGCAGAGAAGCTTGGTGATCGCTACTTCATCTGTGGTGAAGGTGGTGAGAAGGATACCAACGGTCTACCTGATACAATCTATATCTGCCCTGCATATGGTGTTGACTGGTTCCAAGCATACAAAAAGACTGACTTTACCGTAGGAACGGAGTGGTAGTTTTTTGTTGACATTTTTATCGAATCATCGTATTGTGAGAATGTAGCAGAGAGATGGAGTGATTCGAAATGTTGAACTTGTCGGACATCAACGCCCTGACCAACTCGCATGATGGTGACATCTATTCGGATCTTTTCAAGGATCTTAACGGCTTTCGCCCTCGTGGGATCACTTTCCTTTCTCTAGAAGCTTTTGAAGAAGACTTTGAGTTTCTGGTTAAAATGCTTGATCTTCAAAGTCAAGAGGAAACTATTCGTCAGGAAAAGAACTTTCAGGTTTTTGTTGGCCGCATTGAGAAGATTCAGGAACTTATTCCTGGTACTTCGGTTGAACATGCTATTGAGATTCTCGCGGATGCAGAAGATGCTCTTGATGATTTGAACTTCTACGGCTATGAATGCCTTGAATATTATTTTGATCTGAAGTTTGGTGCAATCCAGAAATGGTTGGAGAAAGTCAATGAAGCCGCGTAATCCTGTTGCTGGTAACTCTTGGCGCTATAACAAGCCCAAGATTATAGAGAGCAAGAAGAAGACAGTCGGTCGAGGTCGGCAGATCAAAGACGTCTGGAATGATGAGGCTAACGATATAAATATCTAGGTATCATTGCCATTTTATAATAGGAGAACATTATGTTTATTGTATACGGAATTTTCATTGCATTGCTGTTCGTAGCATTTGTGGCTGGTACGGTTGTAAGCGCAGATACTGTCGAAAGTGCCCGGCTGAAGGAAAAGCTTGCCACTGCTGAAGCAGACATCAAGGATCTGGAAGAGCGTCTAGAAGCTGCTCTAAAGCCTGCACCAAAGGCCAAAGTCAACAAAAAGGTAAAATAATCTCTTGACATTTATATGCATTTCGCGTATAAATAAGTTATCAGTTGTTTGAAAGCAGACTGAAAGATGTAAAGACGGGAGTTCGATTCTCCCCATCTCCACCATCTATACTGTGCATTTAGTATCTGCTAGATAGTATTGTCTAAAGACTTAGTACTAACGCTATCCTTATATAGCACAGTGTAGTTGATGGGGATGACCTGGGATCGATTTGCATTGGATAGGAAAGTCTAGACTGATTCGCTGGCCGAGTGGCTAAAACTGTAAATGTCAACCTAGTTGCACATAACGACAACGATTTTGCAGCCGTGAGAATGTCTGCCTGATCTAAGTAGTTCGGAGTTTGTGGGTGTACTCTGTGAAATAAACACCCTCATTATCTGGATATGTCCAATATCTTGTGCCGTCTTCTCTCGTGGACATTTTTCTTCCAGTGGTTAGATTAGAAAAACTTTTTCTAGTTTGTTCTTTCTTCATGCCATTTACCTTTACTAAAGATGCTGCATTACTTGCGCGGCATGATAGAGAGCAAAATCTAATATCATCTTTTTTATGATAGAAGTTTTTAGCACACTTTTCGCATATATGCGAATACACTTTACAAAACTTTGGTTTTGCTTCTTTTATTTTTGTTTTACTTTTGTCTAGTTGACGCCTTTTTGGAAGTTTCTTAGGAATATCTAAAGGAAAGAAAGACAACAGACCGTCTCTTCTTAGATTTATTTCATCTTTTGTATATCCTTTGCTCCAACTTGGTCTACTTTTGCCTTTATTGGCAGTGCCATTACCTCCAGCAGAATGTTTCTTCTGGTTGTAATATCTAACAGTTTTGTTGTAAATGTTTGGTGTCCAATAAAGTTCTTCGTCTTTGATCATGTTTAGCCAACGTTGTTCTGCTTCACGCAAAGCTTTGTTGTCGCCGTAAACATATTCAAGCACACGAAATTTGAATGTTTCTGGACGTTTCTTGTATGCTCTCAGCATCATTTTGTTAGAGCAGATATAAGAATCTTCTACTTTACCTTTGTGGCCACCAAGATAAAAGAATTTTGCTCTGGTGTCGTACCAAAGATATACGTATCCTGTATAAATAGTCATGCTGATTGCTCCTTGTAAGCGTTAGAGTGACTGGGTGTGCGAAACCGCGAGTCACATCTTATTTATAAAATATGGGTTTGGTGGTTGACCTTGCAACAGAATAACCACCACTTAGATGAACCTACTTTGCCGACGGGTTCTACCACCGAAATAAGTCTTGACGAAGACGTTGGTGGCTGCCATGGAGAGGGTGCTCCATATCGTAGGTTCTTCTAAGTTTAGCTCCACGGTTTATCGAGGGGCAGGAAAAGCCTGGTGAATGCATAGTAAGTCAGTTAACTTGACTGATACTGCTTTGTTGAAATCAGGTACTAGCAAAGGGCTTAAACAACATTAAGCCTGGTCGTAATAAGAGAGAAAGCCGAGAATGTGGGACAGAGGAAGAAGTTCCCGAGTCAAAGATTCAGAGCAAGTATCCCGCCCTAGTGGTAAGTTTTCCTGTCACGCGGTAAACCGTGGTATAAATAAGTTTTGTTGGGTCCGAGCAGAAGAGCGCAAGATCCTAACTATCGAGGAAGATCATCACCCTAGCTGATAACCGCCACTATGTGGGATGTTCGGCGCAACCGATGAAAGGTTTATTCTAGGGGGGCTACGTATAGCGATTGCCCTTAAACGGAGCGATAGTACCCAGCAAACTTTGATGAACACTGACAACGAATAACACCACGCGGATATCTAGGGATCGCGACTCGAAAAGCACACGGTGAGAAGTGCAGGTATCAGTCAGTGTTCATCTAAGTTATGTACTTTGTACTGTCTCCTATCGCGGTACATTGCACGGCTAGGTCCGATTGTAGATAGTGATACGACTCTGTTGGGTGTCGGCAGAGTAAGAGATAATGTCTTCTGGCTACTCGGTGGATATAGGGCACCCCGTTTTCTAAGGATACATTATGAACCTGTACTTTAAGCCACATAATGAAAATGTTGGCTATCACTTTGGTAGCAAAGGCATCAAGATCATTGAAGAAAAATATGGTGCACGGTACATGGGTTACTGGTGCACCAAACGTCTAGGTGGCAACTGGCATGAAACTCCAGTAGATGTATTCTATCAACCTAATCCAGACACAAGCAAAGGTCATACACATTACTTCGGCGTCTATCGTGATGCGGCAGATCGTGTGATGATCACTGAGGCTTCTTCCGTATTCTCTAATCCACTTGTTGGTGCTGTATGTGATGACGGCGAAGTGATTGTATCACGATATCGCCATGACTATCAAGAGACTAAAGGCGCAATGATTGATGGTGGACGAGATTATACCAAAACAAAATGTTGCAAAACTGTTGAGATTGTGGTAAAAGGAGATAAGTTCATTATTAAGGAGAATGTGAATGGATGAGTTGAAGATCAAAACACCAGCAGAGTTTGCTGAAGAGATTGAAGAGTTAGTATGGCAGTATGATATTGATTATATTGATGCTGTTATGCTATACTGTGAACGAAACAATCTAGAAGTTGAGACAGTGGCGTCTCTAGTAAAGGGCAATGCCAATCTGAAGTCACGAATGCAGAGTGATGCAGAGAACTTAAACTTTCTGCCAAAAGTCGCCAGATTGCCTGTATAAATACATTGACACCAGAAGATATATGGTGTAAAACAAGATATACATTATGAATACTGTGGATAATAAACATACAACAACCATACAATCATACGGAGAATATATATGGACTTTAGCAATCTCAAGCGTAACAGCGGTTCAAGCATCAACAAGCTTAACGACCAGCTAAAGAAACTCAACACAAACGAAAATCAGTCGAGCAAAGATGACCGCTTCTGGTATCCCTCAACAGATAAGACTGGTAATGGCTATGCTGTTATCCGCTTCCTTCCTGCTCCAGGCGAAGAAGATGTGCCATTCGTTCGTGTGTTTGAACATGGCTTCAAGGGCCCAAGCGGCACTTGGTATATCGAAAAGTCTCTGACCACACTCGGTCAGAACGATCCAGTTTCTGAGTATAACACTCAACTCTGGAACTCAACTACCGATGAGCAGTCACCAGCCCGTAAGCAGGCTCGTGAACAGAAGCGTAAGCTAAACTACGTTTCGAACATCTATGTTATCAAGGATCCTGCGAACCCAGAGAATGAAGGCCAGGTTAAGCTTTTCAAGTATGGTAAGAAGATTTTTGATAAGATCAACGAATCAATGAATCCTGCTTTTGCGGATGAAGAAGCAATCAATCCATTTGATCTTTGGACTGGTGCTAACTTCAAGATCAAGATTCGTCAAGTTGCTGGTTATCGCAACTACGACTCTTCAGAGTTTGAAGCTGCTGGTCCTCTGTCAAAGGATGACAATAAGCTTGAACAGATTTGGAAGTCAGAGCATTCTCTACAAGAGTTTGTTGATCCAAAGAACTTCAAGGACTATGATACACTGAAGCGTAAGTTGCACGCGGTTCTTGGCTTGAATGAAGCGGCTGCGGCTCGTCGTGAAGTCTTCGAAGATCCTATCGCTCGTGCTGAAGCACCTGTACAGCGTCAAGCTGCTGCACCAAAGATTG